CCAGCCCACCCCCCACCCCCACCCCCCCCCCAAAAAAATCCTCACCCCCAATTTCAACCCACCCCGCGGGGCACCCCCCCCCCCGGCCCCCCCCACAACAACGCAAATGATATGAAAACAATCGAGGAAACAATGTATATCCTTTCGGGGTCGAAACGATATGAGTTCGGATATAACGAAAACGGTCAAATGTCGGTTCTTACCGTTACAAACTATTATTCCGGCGAATCGGTATCACTCGACCTTTCACGGTTGACACCGGAAATGCTCGATGAACTGCAAATCGAAGATTCCGAAAACATCGAATATTAACCGTTCAAAAATCATCATCGACATGACAACAACATCAATCAACCGCACCGCCGACACAATCGCCCTCAATGCGCGTCTGCAAATCGTGCGCCTCGACCAATACGAATTTGACACGCCGAAAGGTCGTGCAACCGTTCGCGGTTGGGGGTTCCTCATTCCCGGAATGGGATTCGTGAAATTCAAACACGATGCCGATGCCGTTCCCTACGCACCATGCGGCGGCAAATCGGCATTACAATCAATCATCGATGACGGCGGTTTCGTTTCATACGATGACATCGAATTTGTCGATTGCGTGAAATCGCCCGGCGATAAACTCATTGCGCAATATCACGCGATGAAACGCAATCACCCGGACGCGGTGTTGTTGTTCCGTGTGAACGATTTTTACGAAACGTTTTGCGAGGACGCAATCACGGCATCGGAAATCCTCGGTATCACACTGACGCGCCGTCCGAACGAATATCGCACCGGCACAATCGAACTCGCCGGATTCCCACACCACGCACTCGATGAATATCTGCGAAAAATCGTGCGCACCGGAAAACGTGTTGCGATATGCGAACAACTCGAACCGCCGGTGAAAACCGTTAAAGGCGGCGGCAAATAACGAAATCATTAACCGAGTGCGGTGATTTACCGACACCGCACCCACCAATCAACGCAAATGATGAAAACGTATAAAATACCTCAAATCAAAATGATGTACGTTTCCGACATTACCCGGACATCGGAACGCATCACCGGCAGCGCGGACACCGCCGCGATGTTCCGTGAATCATTCGAGCCGGGCGAAATCGAAATGCAAGAATACTTCAAAGTGATGTACCTCGACCGGGCGAATCACATCATCGGCATACATACCGTTGCAATGGGCGGCATCGACATGACCGCCGTTGATGCGCGAATCATATTCGGCGGCGCATTGACCGCGAAAGCAACATCGATGATTTTGTGCCACAATCACCCCTCCGGCGCGGTCAAACCGTCAATTCAAGATGATGCCCTTACGAACAAATTGTCGAGCGGCGCGAAATTGCTTGATTTGCGCGTCCTCGACCACATCATCATCACCGCCGACAATTATTTCAGTTATGCCGATGAACGGCGCATAATCGTTTAACATCATGGCAACCGATTCATTCATCGAACGTGTCGATGCGAAAATCAAGGAACGCGGGTTCAACTGCATGATGTTGATTCGATTTCTTACCGAATCCGGTGTAACGGATTGGGACGATTGGCACGGCGCACACATCGCGGCGGCAACCGGCGAATGTCGGTTTGCCGCACAATGTCCGATTCACGCACAGACAATTGCCGTTCACGGCAAACGTCCGGTTCAATTATCATTGTTTTAACAACGCAATATCGGCGATTCCTACGCATTTCGCGATGTCAAACAATAAAACATACGTCCGGCACACGAACATCGCGAGGAATCGCCGGAAATTGCGTAAATTTGCATATTGAATTATGATAGCATCGACAATCGTTCACATACAATTCAAGGACACCGGCACGCATGAATATTATTCATCAATCAAGGCGGTGTATCAACATCACGATGCCGCCGACATCGGGTTACAATACCGGTCGTTGGTGAACGCATTGCATGACACGAACGTTTATGAAAACAAACGTGTCATCGTGCGGCGCGGCAAAATCAATTCATCGACATCAAAACGAACCGACAATGACAAATAACATTCCTCGAAAGGTCGAACACGCCTTTGAATCGTTAATCGCGATGTACGGCGATTGCGTTGTGTTCCTCGGCAATCGTGCCGGTGTGGATTATTATATGTTCCGATTCCCGGAGGACATCGACACCGGATTTCCGAACGTTGTCGCGTATGAATCCGGCAATGTGTCAAACATCGCCGGATTCGATGCGGTCAACATTGTTGCGTCATTTAATCCCGAAGATTGACCAAATGTCATAATCCTTGCCGCCGTCTCGACAAATACGTTTCAACATTTTGTCGTCAACGCGCATAATTCCTCGCTTGCTCCAAGTGGGGATTTTTGTTTTGCCGCCGTTGCACAATTCATCGATACTACGTTTCATCGTGCCGGTGAAATGTTGCGGTTCGATGTATGCCAACGTGCCGTCCGCGAATCGTTGAATGATTGTCGCGTGTGCGCCGCCGCCTTTCCACGCGATTGTCGTGATGTAAATTCCCGGTTCGGTGGTCGCTTCCTCGAAAAACGATTTGTAACGTTTCGCCGACATATTCGTGAACCCCTTTGCATCGAGCCAATCGCGATATAATGTCGGTTTCGCCGGTGTGCCGTCAATATTTTCCCAAATGTCAAATGAATGACTGCGCGAAATCCATTCTTGAACCGAACCGGGCGTGTTGCCGGTCGCAACGACCGGGAATCCTTGCGAACGCAAAACATATGTCGGTGCGCACGTTTGACAATTTATGCTATACGGCGAATTATATTTATAATCCGGGTTCGCCGATTGCATATCAGCTTCGCGCAACGTCATCGGGACACCGCGTTTCGTTTTCATCGCGGTTTCCATTTCGCCGAATCGTTCCAATTGTTCATCGGCGAACATCAATGCCGATGTGTTTTCCCGGCGCAACGTTGCCAACAATTTTTTCGCGTTGTTATAATCCGATGTGAACGCGGCGGCATCGCCGATGATGCGATTGTCGCGCATCGATTTGATGTAACCGTCCATTAACGCATTATCGCCGTATCGTGCCGATTCGAGGGTGATGTCGCGAATCAATTTTTGCCGCCATGCCTTTTGAATCGTTTCGACATCTTCCGGCGTGCGTGCGGCGTGTCGTTCGGCGGCAACCTCGGCAATCGACCGTTTGACCGGTTGCGGTTGAACCGGTGTCGATGCCGGTGCAACCGGATTCGCGTCCGGATTCAATATGTTGTCAATAACACCGGCGTTGTTGCGTATGAAATACGGTTCTGTGCCGCGTTCACGCGCCGCCGCGATGTTGTCGGCGTTGTCGCTGACCCACGATTTGAAATTATCCGGATAATCGGTGATTTGATGTTCATCGGCGTATTTCTGCAATTCCTCGCGCCAATTATCCCGGTTCATCATTTCATCATACACATCTTCATCGACCAATATCGGGGTAACGTAACAAAAACATTGAGGGTGCCAACCGTCAAAAACAAAATCTTTCGGGTAATCACCGGCGAGTTTGTCGCAAATGTCCTTCCGGGGGTGCGAACGCGACAAATGCACACGTTGCCCGATAACGAAATCCATTTGTTGCCAACGCGCATGGTCGGCGCGGCGATATGCGATGTTCGTTTCGGTGCGTGCGACACGCATCGCGTTTTGTGCCGATGATTTGTAATAACCGCGTCCCGTCCATTGGTCGCGGTATGAATCCTTGTCGTAATCGATGAACGTTATTTTGCCGGTTGCCGGGTCGATGACACGTTTTTTCCATTTCCGTTTCCATTCGCCGGTTTCCGGGTCTTTATACCGGAATCGGCGAAACATCAAATCGGGGTCGTTGAGGTATTGACGGACATGACGCGACAATGTAGCCGCCGATGTTCCGTCACCAACGGCGCACGTTATCGCGATTTCCATTTCATCGCGTAATTGCCGGGTCGATTGCCATACACGGTCGCTGAGGTTCAATCCGGATTCGGAACGTGCGATGAACGCACGCATCGCCGCGCCGTTTCGTTTCGTCCATGCGCCGAACTCCGGGTTTTCGACCGAACGTTTTCCGAACACCGATTGCACGATTTTATCACATTCGGCGTTCGCCGTTTCCCATTCGAGCCGGATTCCTTGTTGAATCGCGGTCGTTGCAACGGAATGTAGTTCGCGCAATGCGCGTTCGACCTCGGCACGCAATTTTTCGGTTTGCGCATCGAATGAAAACATTTCGCCGTCCTCAATCACCGGCAATCGTTTGTTGAGTTCGAGAATCCGGTTCACGGTCGCGGCAAACATCATGCGAACCTTTTCGGCGTATGATTCGGTGCGTGCAATGCGTGCGAGCGTGCGATTTTGGGGCGTGCTATTCGGTTTTTTCGTCATAAGTGATAAGATTGTTCATTCGGTTAATTATCGGCGTGAGAATCGCCCGAAATTGCGTCATCGGTCGTTCGTGTCGGAATCATCATCGAAATCACCGGTGAAATGTCCGGGCGCATCGGACGGAATCACGTTGAATCCGCATGAACGGCGCGTGCGTTCATCGTTGTCAATGATGACACGTTTGAACACCGGAACGCCGAACACGCGAATTGTCGTTACTTCGCGATTGTTCGAGTATGTCGTTTGTCGATGAATAATCGCGGTCATTTGTCATTTTTGCCGGTCGGCTTTTTACGTTTGTTGTCATCGGTGTCGTTGCTGTTGTCATCATCACCGGCATCGTCATCATCGTTGCCGTCATCGAACGATTGAGGCCCGGCACCCTCGCCGCCGCCGAATATCGACATTTGTTGTTTTGCGCGTTCGGCTTGTTCATCGGCGAGACGTTGTTTTTCAAGCGCGACATCGGACACCAACGGATTGCGTTCGATGCCGGTTTCACGCGATAGGATTTCGTTGTCAATCGCGGTCGCGATGTTCTGCAATGCTTCGGCAACATCATCGCCGAACGGTTCTTGCCATACGTGTTCGACTTCGAGCGCATCGCATTGTGATTTCAGCGACACATCGAGAACGTTTCCGATGATTGCCTTAATGAGTGATGCCGTGCGGTCGAGCAATTCATCGTGCGTTTCCTTGTGTTTCGATGCTTTGATGTCAGCGAGCATCATCACCGTGCGCAATGCCTTTGCCGACAATTGCGAAATTTGTTTCAACGTGTCGAGCGTGATGTTCGGCGTGAACGATTTCGAGAGAATGTGATTTTGCAACATTTCGAGTTCGTTCTTTTTCGATTCCGGCATTGCGTCCCATGTAACGTATGCCATTGCGTTTTGGATGCCGTCTTTGCCGTTCGCGAACAACGATTTGTTCGGGGTGTCCTTGTCCGGCAAATTCTTGATGACATCGGCGTTATACACGGCGATAGGGTCGGAAAAATAATCGTTCGTGTCGGCGGTTCGCGACATGATATATTCTTCGCGTGTGATGAGGTGTTGCACGCCGTGCCATTCACGTTCTTGTTGAAACAGAATAATCGGAATTTTGCCGATGAGGTTGACTTCCGGAACGACCTCCCAACCGAGGGCGCGTTTCGTGCATCGATATATCACTTTCGGCGTGTAAATGTCGAAATGATATACAACACGGTCTTCGGCTTCGCTGACGTAATAACCCCATGCGATGCTGATGATTTGTTCGTATTGGTCCCAACGCACGAATATTTCATCGCCTTTCGATTTTGCGAGGACACGAATTTGCACATCGGGGTTTCCGTCATCATCACGGAACACGCGGAACAACATCGCCGATTCGGTTTCCTTTCCGGCGATGCGTTTGCACTGACGTATTTTCGCGTTGAACCGGGTGCGCTTCAACACGTCTTGAAATTTCTCGAACGCGGCATCGGTGTTGTCGCTCGTTTGCGTCCATTTCACCGGACGGCCATAGAGGAACACAAGCGCGATTTCGTTGATGTACTGCGGATAGGGAATCGGCAGTTTCCACACCGGTTTTTTGTCGCGCATTTTGCCCTTTTTGTCGGTGATGATTTTGTCGGGGCGAAACATCACCTCATGCGTTGTGATGTCATACTCGCGAATGGCACGATTGTTTTCGGTCGTTCGCGTTGTCATTTTGTCCTTGATGCGCGAAATGTCTCGCGCCGCAAGCAATTCATCGAACTCTTGCTTGCGTCCGACTACCGCGTTTAGGTAGTTCGTGATGAGATTGAAAAATTCCATTTTATTTGTGAGGGGTTGTTTTGTGTTATCCGAACGGTGTCAATGAATCATAATCGGTTTCATCATCATCTTCATACAAATCATTGATTGCATATCCGAGTATATCGACAAATTCATCATGTGCCGTTGCCGGGAACGCGCACACTTGATTCAAAAATTCTTCATTCCATGAACCCTCGACAATGAACACGCGCCCACATTCGATGCGCGGCGATACGACACGGAATCGAACTTCTTTGTCATCGGTCGGGTTCGGGGTTTCACGCACGTTCAATGTCGTTGAATCACGCAACATTTGCACGACCGACACGCCGTTCGCTTTCGGCTCGATGTGCAAAATCGATTCGTTGTTGCCGCAATGCGCCGCGATGTAATCCGGTAGGAATCGCAACAAATCCGGCATTTCTTTCCACACCGACATCGCATCATACAAATAAATGTCGTTGTTTATGCGGCACGCCGCGAGGATTCCGGAGGGGTCGTTGTCGTGTCCGGTCGCGTTTTTCTTTTTGTAAGCCGTATCGAGGTAAAATTGCATCGGTTCGTTGAATCGCAATGCGCGGAAATCCGCCATTGATATGCGGCGAAACCAATCACGTTTCACGATGTTGCCGCCCTCGATAACCGGGCGTTGCTGATACAATGCGCTGAAATCACGCGGTGAACGTTGCTTTTGTTTGAGCAATTTCGCGAGCGAATGTTTTTCCGGCCACAACGCATCACCGATTTGACGTTTCGACATCAATTCGCCGTCATGTTCGGATTCGCACAACGCCGGAATCACAATCACCGTCCAATCATCGGCTTCGGCTTTCAATATGCGTCCGGCGAGGTCATCTTCATGCCAACGTGTCATAATGAACAATTGACGCGATTCGTTGTGCAAACGTGTTGTCAATACGGTGTTGTACCAATCCCACACACGTTGCCGGATTGTCGGTGATAATGCTTCCTTTGCGTCCTTTACCGGGTCATCAATGATTGCGATGTCAACCGGCGTGCCGGTCAGACCGCCGCCGACACCGACAGCCTTATAAAATCCGGAATGACACACGGTTTCAAAATAATCGGTGTTGCGAATGAACGCACGTTGTCGTTCCTCATGTCCGGGCGAACCGTTCAACCATGTGTCCGGGAATATCGTTTGATATTCGCGTGAATCAATCGTGCGTTGAATCGACAACGAAAATTTTTCGGCGAGGTCGGCAGAATACGAACACCCGGTGATTTTCAAATTCGGGTTTCGACCTAACGCCCACGCAGGGAAATTGCGTGATACGATTTCGGATTTACCGTGTTGCGGCGGCACGAATATCATCAAATTTTTGATTTCGCCCTCAAACAAACGTTGACACGCATCGGCAATGACGCGATGAAACCACATCAATTGATATTTCGGGTTCGTGTAACACAAAAACGATGCGAGCGATTGCGGAGCTTCGAGCCGTAGCCGATGCCGCCGCAACCGCATTAACCGTTTCGTGTCGCGTTCCGATAGTGCCATTGTTCATCATTCGTTTTGCAGTCGTTCGAGCCGGGCGATTTCGGCTTTCACTTCATCGAGGGTCATGTTTTCATCATCGGTCGGTTTCGACACGGTGATGTTGTCTTTCAATCCGAGGTCGCGTGCGATGATTGCGGCGTTGTATATGCCGCAAACCGCACCATCGAATTTGACATCGGCGCAATATTGATTGATTGCTTCGATGACGGCTTCATAATCTTTCCCTCGGCGGCGTGTCGGTAATTTATACCACGCTTGATGCGTCAACCCCAACCACCGGCGCACGAAATCAAGCACTTTCGGGGGGCGCGGATATTTCGTGATGCGGCGTTGTGATGTTCGACCGTCCTTTTCGGATTGTCGGCGGTAATCGGCTTCGACCTCAATCGGGTGTTCTTTGAGGTCGGCAATGTATTTTTCAAATTCCTCAGCGATTTGTTCCGGGGTGTATTTCGGCGGTTTCGGTCGCAAATTCGCGAACGATTTGCGCACATCGGGATAAAATTCGGCCATGACGTTACGGTTTTGATGTTGATTGTTGGGGGATATACTCGAACGATACGGTGATGCGGTTCGCCGATGTCGAACCCTTTACCGTTTTGTTGTGAATGTGTCCGTCAACCGAACCGCGCCCGGCACGACCGATGCGTGTTGTGCGCCATTTCGGGGAATGTGCGCGTGCGAATATCATCGCCGGATTCGATGTTGTCGATATGTACGTTTTGCCCTCGTCCGCGAACATTTGCGCGATTGTGTCGGTGAACGCTGAACCGATGCCGACACCTTGAAAATCGGGAAACACAACGGTTCGATGTTCTTTCCATGTGTTGTGTTTGAATGGGTGCGGAAACGGCAACACGGCACAAAACGCGCACAAATCACCATTACACGTTGCGATGAACACACGCGCAGCCTTGTTGAACGAATGGCTCAAATAATGATGCTTTTTGAATATGTTCCAATAATATTCTTTGCGTTTTGTTTCGTAGATGTCGATTCGCAGTTCGGGTCGATTTTTTTTTTGCGCTTCAACATCGAGCAGTTGAAACGTCATGTCATCGGTGTTGAAAACCCAATCGGGCATCAACCAATCTTGCACGTCATAATGACACGTTACGGCGATGAACCGTGAACCTTGTCGGCGTATTGCTTTTTGAATCGCCAACGATGAAACACGCGCCACGTTGCGGTCAACAACCGATGTAAATTCATCGAACACGAACAATTCGCGGTTTTCGAGGATTGCGCGTGCGATTTCGCAACGCATTTTCTCGCCGTTCGACAACACATCGAACCGTTTCATCCAACTTGGGGGTGAACTGAATCCCACGGCGGTTAACGTTTTCGTGATGTCCTTGACCGATACACCTTTCGGCATATCATCGAGAATGTTGTCGTGCGTCCAATCGAATCCGGACACGATGCAATCGCCGAACAATTCGCGTGCGATTGTCGTTTTGCCCGAACCGGAACGACCGACAATCAAACCGATGTTCCATGTCGGCGGCAACGGTATTTCACCGATGAATCGTTCAACGGTGTTCGATTCTTGCAAATCGTATTGACCCATGACCGATTTGACACGGAACGATTCGGTCGGGGTCGCTTGTCTTACAATGTCAAAAGTCGGCATTTATATCCTTGTTCGGTTAATACGTTAAACAATTCCTCCTGTGTCGATTCATCGCCGCAGTCGATTTCGATTTTATATTCGAGGTCGATGCGGTCGGATAAATCCTTTTCGGCATCACCTTTGCCGGGGATTTTCACGCCCCAATTGTTGAGGTCATCTTCCGGCCATTCATTCGCGAGCAAATCCCAATCCCATGCACCGAAATCGCCGTTGTCGAGGATTGTATATGCTTGCAACCGTTCGACCGGTACGGAACGCGGAATGATGAACACCGGCGCGTTCGTGTGATGCAATTCCGACATCGCACGATAACGCATATTACCACCGATGATGATGTATTGCGGCGTGTCGGATTCATCGAGGGGGTAAACGAGCAACGACCGGGCGATTAACATTTCGGGGTATCGCTCGATGTTTTCTTTCAGTTTTTCAAATTTTTTCTTCCGGATTTGCCGGGGGTTCGAAGGTAATCCGGGTAATTGTCCCTCGTTCGGTTCAATGCGCGACATCGGCAACATCGTGAATTGCGATGTGTCGAATTGCGGTGTTTTGTCATCGATTTGTTCCATGCCTATGCGTTGATGATTGGTCAGATGTTTATTAGAGTGCAACAACCGATTGCGCGTGTTTTGGGTATTTCACGGCAATACACATCATTGCACAACCGCAAAGTTACTAAAAATAACCGAAAAGAGTGTTTATTAGATACCCTTTTCGGTCAAAAAAAATAATGAGGTCAACGAATTAGCGGTTTTTCGCGGTCGTGTTGTCGTAAATATACGATTTCATTTCATCGATGAATTGTTCGACCGAACGCACGATGATGTATTTGTAACCGTGTTTCTCGACATTGCGAGCAAACAATTTTTGCGAATCCGATTGTCTGCCGGAGGACGTTTTGAACTCGATGCACATACCGTGATGCGTGCCGTTCGGATAAAGGAACAACACATCGGCAACACCGGCGGTTACTCCCTCGCCTTTCATTATCGCCGCTTCGACTCGGTTGCGTGCGCCGCCGTTACCGACAGCGAACAACACCGGGCGCAAATCCGGGAATTGTAACGTGAACCATTTCACGCACGTTTTTTGTATTTCCGATTCGATGTGTCGCATGATGATGAATCGTTAGAACGGTGGGTCGTTGGGGTCGTGTTGATGACCGAACGTTTGCGTGATGTCCGGGGCATATCCGGGCGCATAACCGGGTTGTTGTGCCGGTGCGGTCGATTGCGGTTTGCGGTCGAGCATTTGAATGATGTCGGCGGTGATTTCGGTGATGTAACCTTTCGTGCCGTCATTCTTGTCGAACGTGCGCGAATGAATCGAACCTTGCACGAATAATTGTGCGCCCTTGTGAACGTATTGCCGAACGAAATCGGCGGTGCGTCCGAACACGGTGATGTTGTGCCACTCGGTGCGTTCCGGAATCACTGTGCCGTCTTGACGTTTGATTTCGCGGTCGGTCGTTGCGAGTGTCAACGAAACCATTGATTTGCCGGAACGTGTCGTGATGGGTTTCGGTTCATCGCCGACATATCCGATGAGTTGAACTTGATTCAATGATGCCATAACGGATATTGATTTGAATATTACGTTTATTATATATTTATTATTATTTATATACACGTTAATGTTGATGTTATCGCGTGCGTGTATGTGTGTGCGTGAGGATTGCGTTCAATCGTTCAATAACGGAAATCCGTTAGGTGAATGATGCAACCGTTGTATTCATCATTTTCGGTGCGGTTTCGACCGAAAAACCATTCTTTGAAATCATCGACCGTCAAACCGTCATTTGCGGCGAGGGTTTCGACCGGCACGTCTTTTCCGTCAACGGTCGCGATGATGTTGTCGGTCGCGGCGAAATACAGCAGTTGCACACGTTGAACGCCGATGCGCGAATCGAGTAACCCGATTTCGCGGTGTTTCGACCGGCGCGGAGTTGCCGCCCATTGACACAACGCGATTGAGTATCGTTTTTCGTGCGTCTTGTCGGCGAGGACTTTCCATTTGTCGTATTGTCGGCGAATCGTGTGAATCTTTTCGCCGAGCATGACCTTTTCGATGAATCGGGTTGGTTCGCCACGGCGCGAATGTGTCGTAGGAAACAACCGCGAAAACATGATTGTGATTTTGTCTTTTCTCATTGTCGTTCGGGTTTGAGTTGTTTTTTCAGTCGGTTGAAATCGCCATTGTCATTGAATCCCACAACGCGATAACCGTTGCGTAAATACCATTCGAGGATTTCGCGAGGGGATTCGGCAAGTTCCCAATCAAGGAACACGGCTGAATGTCCGTGTTTTGCGGCGGCACGTTCAACCGCCGCAATCATGTTTGTCGCATGACCTTGACATCGATGTTCGGGTTTCGTCCATAGGTTGAACACGAACGCGGTGCATTGCAAATCGCCGAGTTGCGGTTTGTCGAATAATTCGAGTTGTGCCGAACCGTATTCATCGACAAACAAAATTATCGTGCGGTCGTGCCAACGTTGTTCTTGAATAATCATATCGTGATGTTGATTGATTTGCGTTTTACATCAATTCGGGCAGTAGTCGGCGAACATACGCCGGAGGATTATTTCGGCACGGATTTTCGGGTCTGCGATGCGTGCCGGGTCAATCATATCGCCGGACACGATGAACCGGCGGTTTTCCCACCGTTTGCGTTCGCGTTCGATGATTTCCTTTTCGATTTCCGGCAACCGGGTTGCATAATCGAGTATGTCGTTTTCGAGCGTCCGGAGTTCATCGGCGCGGCGGCGATTCCGTTTCGCGGCGATGATGTTCAACAACACCGTTCCGAGGTTGATGACAAATGCGATGATTGATAAAATCATTTCCTTGCGTTTTGGGGCGTTTTCTTATTCCGGACGGTCAAACAATCCGGGTTGAGGTTTCAACGCGGCTGACGCGCCGCAAATCGCGTGTACGCGGTCAATTTCCGCGTCAATCTCCGATTCAAGCCGTTTCGATTGTTGCAAATCCGATTTTCGGCGGTATTTGAAATAGTCGCGCTGATATTTGCGCATCAGCGCGACTTTATCGAAAAACGTGCGTGCGTCCATTATGCCGGGGTTTGTTCCTTGTCGGCGGTCGTGCCGAGCTTCACATCGTACACGTCCATGATTTTTGTTTCGGCGATTTCGGCAATCTCGAAATCGGACATCGTGCCTTTCATGCAATCGAGCAGATTTTCGAGCGCGTTCCGGAAATCGATTGCTTGAACCATGATGATTGATGCCGAACGTTTTTCCGCGCCGGATTTTTCATCAATCGTGATGAACATGAGTTTGCAACGATACCATTTATCGCCGGACGCATCGCGGTATATTTCCGCGACTTTTGATTTCTTGACCGCCGACACGGTGAAATCGCCGGACATGAACGGCGTTTGTTCCTCGATGATGCGTGCTTCGGCCTCGGTGAACGATAATGCGTCAACGAGGTACGATTCGGTTGTTTTCTTCACCGTTCCGTTTTCGCGCATCTTGTCGAAACGGATTCGGGTTTCAATGTAGTTTGCCATTGCGATGTTAATTGTTTTGAGGGTTTGATAATGAGTTTTCGAGTTCGATTTTCAACATGATGCAATAATTCGCCATGTCGAGCAGCGTGTCGGCGATTGATTCATCATTGACACGTTGCGTGCCGGGGTTCTTGATGAGGTTTTTCAACCGGTTGAATTTGTCTCCGATGCGAACGACACCGGCAACCGCGCCGAACTCCGCGATTGATTCGCCGAACGAATTGCCGTAGTCGGCGTTTTTCCGTTCGTATGTTTCAGCCATTGACGCGGTGATGTTGCGGAATTGCACAACGTTGTTCGGCGTTGCGAACGCGACATCATCGGGGTGATATGTCGTGCCGAACCGGGCGATGTTTGACGCGATGACATCACGTTCATCGGCATCGGGTTCGGGTTCATCGGCGAGGGCGAAAAACGCATCGATGTTTTCATCATCGACCGTCAATTCGGGGAATGTATCGCCGGACGTGTGCTGACGGTGAACACGGCGAGAACGCGGACGTTCATCATCGATGATTTCGCGGCGCAATTTGATTGCGTCATCGAGGGTCGGCGCGGTGGCGGCGTTCATCATCGCGTTGATGAGGGGTTTCGGGATTGTTGTTACTCGATGTTTCCGGGTGTAATTGCCGGTCTGCATCGTGTGCCATGATTTGCCGAGTTCGTGAATGTCGCGCCATATTTCGGTGATACATTCGTGCATCGCAACCGCAGATTCACGGCGCGTGCGGTGTAATCGTTCGCGTGTCATATCATAATCCGGTTGAGCCGTAGCCGTTTGCGCCGCGTTCGCCGTCCGATAGGAACGGAACGTGAATAAATTCAACGTCCGGAATCGGCATGATGATGATTTGGGCGCAACGTTCGCCGATGTTGTAAATGTGTTTTCCGCTTGCCGGTTTGCCGTCCCAACGGAATCCGGGTTTGAATTTCACGGTGATTTCGCCGCGATAACCGGCATCGATGACACCAACGGCGTTCGCCATTGACAAATCGAATTTCGATACCGATGAACGAGGGAACACCAAGCCGACATAACCGGCAGGGATTTCAACGGCGATGCCGGTGCCATACACGACCGCGCCGTGTTCATCGAACGTGCGCGATGTTGCCGTGAGGTCGAATCCGGCATCGGTCGCGTGCGCCTTTGTCGGCGCAACCGCGTTTTCATGCGTTTTGACAAATTTGATTTTCATTGTCGTGTGATTTTGAGGGGTTTATTATTGTTGTTGATTATCTTCGGGAACATCATTCAGTTCAATCAATGCGATTTGCGTTGCGAACGTGTTGATGTAATCGTTCATCAGTTTGCGGAATCGTGCCGATGCCGGTTTATCGCCGATATATTCCGGAATCAATTTATCCATGACGTAATATGACGGCGGCAACATTTTTCCGATTGTGTGTCCGACACGTTTCGACACCTTCGCCGATTCCCGGTCGAGGTATCGCAACAACGCACGCGATGTGATGTGGCATTGATACACGGCGAGCAACAAATCGCGTGATTCCTCGTTCAACGCCGGATATTCGCGGTTTATGTCGATGCGCACGTTCAACATCATTTGATTCGTGATGCGTCTCGTTGCGTCCTCGAACACATATCCGTTCTCGATTTCGCGTTCGCGGCTCTGTGCATCGATGTATTGATGCCGCAAATGGTCGTATTCGGCGCGTGCGTTCCGGATTGCACGCGACAACCGGCGGCACGCCGGGGAGTTCAGTTGTTGCGACATGATGATGACGGTATCGGCATAATCCCACACCAATTCGGCGATAACGAACGGAACGTATGCGAACCGGAACAATTCTTCACGGTTGAACATCGTTTCGAGCCGTTCGCGCAATTCACGTTCACGGCGTTCGGCACGTTCCTTTTCTTGCCGTTCGAGGTCATCGAGCAATGAATCGATGTCGGTGATTGGGATTCCGACACGCGGCATTGCGGACGGCATCACCGGGAATCCGGGGGCGTGCATGATGTCGGCGTTGTTGATGTTGCGCATCATCAGTTCGGACAACCGTTTTTGTTGCGCCGGGGTCATCGTGTTAAAATCGGGGGTCATAATCGTATGGGTCATTGTCGCGGTCGCAGTCGAACGCATCGCATATCATCAGCACGATTCCGGCGATGATGCAAACGACAAATGCGAACGCGGTGAACATTATTTCCTTGATTCGTTTCATCGGGTCATGCGTTTGATTGCGAGGTCGATTCCGTGTGATAATGCGTCCTCGTATTCCTCGAATTGTCGTTCGCCCTCGATAACCTCGCCGTTGCCTACGGTTTCGAGGACACGCACGAAATACATCGACCGCACGCCGTTCAACATCGGTTGAACGTGCCAACCGTTCCGGCGTAACCATGCGGCGGCTTGCGCGAGTGTCGGACATGGGATTCCTCGTTCTTGTTCCTCGCCGTTTTCATCAACCGAATATACTTCATGCCAAAAGCAACGTTGCCCTACGCTGTATGTATCGAAAACCATCGGGTTATTGCCCGAGCAAAACATTTCGGTGCAATAACAATATTCGCCGTAAATGTCGATTCCAAGCGCGTTGAGGGCGGTTGCTTGTTCGTATGTTACAAAATGTTCGTTCATATCATTCGGGGTTTCGGGGTTCATATTTTTTGCACGCGGCATCACTCGGACGCACGGCGTAGAATCGGGGTTGTGCGGTGATTTCCGGGTTTTTGTAACCGCGATTCGTTTTCGGTTGCAAATCGCACACCGGCGATGCGTAATATTGATTGTATTTCGATTTTGCGCGAACGCAATGTTTGCAATCGCGGCATCGGGGGATTGTGTCATTTGCGCCGCATTTGAGCGATACAATGACTTTACCGTTCCGCACGAACGCACGGCAGTTGTTTGGCAATGTGTATGCGCCGGGGGTGAGGGTGTTATCGTTCATTTTGTTTCGATTTTGATTCGTTCGAGTTCGTGCATTCCGACAATTCGCACACATTCGTTTCGGGAACGATTGCCTTTTTTGTTGTGCGGATTGATGTATATTTTGAGATATTTCAAATCCGATTCGATTTCGATTCGGTTAATCCACCCGGTCAAATTGTCGCATGAAACAACATTATCGACCTTGAACGGCAAAAGATTCACCATTTGTTCGCGGATTTGATTCATCGCGTTTAAGTGGTCGGTTACAACCGAATGATGCCGCCAATATGCGGTTTTTAATTCGTGCATTGTCATACCGTTAACCTTTGATGCGTCCGTTGAATTTGAGGTGCAATTTGTTCGGGGTGTTCCGAACGATTGCAAATTCGAGCATACACCGGTCATCGGCGATGTCGTTGATTGTTACCGTTCCGGATTCGATGTCAGCGTAATGCACCAATATGAATCCGGGGGCGTTGACAAACGCGAGCTTCAACGATGCGATGACGTGTTCGAGGAAATAATCGACACCGTATAATGCGGCGATTTCATCATCGTTGATGATGTCGTATGTCAAGCCGTTTTTCGGTTCGTATTTCGGGCAACGTATGCAGTTGTAACACAACAAGCATTTGCCGTGAAACCAACCGGTGGCGCATCGGTTTTTCAATCCGTAATGCACGCACATCGCCGGGTCGTTATAGGGAATGTGATTCGTTTTCATTGTCATTCGCTTTTTTTGAGTAATTTAATCCATTCGCGGCGTGCCGGGAATTTTATCCATGAGCCGATGTCGAGAAAAAACGCAATGTGCGTTCCGAAATCAACAATCGCACATACGATGCCGACATATCCGCTATTCAATCTTACTGTATCACCGAGGGCGATGCCGTCCGATTCGTTAAGGTTTTCGATTTTATCATCCATGATGATTAAATGTTTGTGTTGATTGTGATGTACGGCATTTCGCCGGGGAACATACGCCACAAATCGCGTTGTTTGATTGTGAATTGTGCCGCGCCGATACCGATGCCGAGGCACAATAATTTGTCGCACGTTTCGTGAAATCCCGTCCATTGTTCGCCGGTGTTGTCGAGACACATATTGAGGAACGTCCACCCATCGCCCGAACCGACATGAAAATTATCGGGCAATTCGTTGAGCATCGAAATGATGTCATCGCGGTATGATGCGAGTGCGTCCGGATTGAAACGGACGTTGATTCGCACGCCGTTCACAATGTCCGATTCGGGGTCGGACGTTATGCACCGGGCGAACACCGATTCGACATTCTCGGCGGTCAAATGCAACGGTTCGCGTGTTGTGATTGAGGTTGTCATTTTTCCGAGGGTTTGAGGGTGATTGATGTTGCCGGCTTGCCGAGTTGATTCGGCATCGCGATGATGTCAACACCGGGTTCGACCGAAATCATCATTTGTTTGTAGTCATGTAATGCGACAACGTTCGCCGTGTGATGTCCGAGTTGATAAATCGATTCGGCGATTTCCATGATGATGCCGATGTTGAAATCATATCCGTTGATGTTGATATTACGTTGTTCGCGTGTCAACGTTTTGTGCGTTACATGACCTCGACCGTTACATTCCGGGCAATCAAAATCGCCGTAACGAATACCGTCATTTGATTCATATTGCCATTCGACCGTGCCACGACCGCCACATTCCGGACATTTCGCATCTTCGCCCGATACCGGAATCGTGATTTCTTCCTCGACCGCGTTGATTTTTTTCGCGATTTCGTGAACATTCATCACAAGGTTGCAATTCGGGGTCGGAAATAATTTGTCGATTGTTTCCGGTTGATTCGGGTGCGTGCTATATTCGCCCTCGCATTTCGCGGCATCGATGCGAATGAGAATGTAGCGGTCGGTTGCGATGATTGAATCGCCGTGTTTGAACGGTTTTTCACACCATGCCGGGTCGGTGTCATCACCGGTGAACCGGTTGAGGATTTTGTCGTATTTGTTCATTTGCGTTGATTTTATGCGGTTGTTAATGTTTGATGAATTTCATGCGTTTCATTGCCGAATGTGCGATTGCAACGGCGCGTTCGCCGATTTCCTCACATTCGTAGTTCATAATGCGTCCCTCACTTTTGCGAATCAATGCGGCGATTGCCGATTCGACTAACCGGAGTTCGGCGGTTGCGCAATCGATTTTTGGGTCATCGAAAATGACGGTCGTTGCATGATGTCCGTTGAGGTGTCGGGCGTTCCGGGTTTGTTCGGCAACACACGCACGGCAACGATTTCGGTACGATTTTGAAAATTCCGATTGCGGTTTGTTTTGACCGCAGATTTCGCACGTTTTCGTTTCCATTATTTACCGAGCATTTCATGTTCGACATCAGCATCGGTTGCACCGGCACGGCGTAATTCGGCAATGCGTTTCGATGCTTTGTTGATTCCGTTGATTGCGTCCTCCGGGAACGATTTGTGTGCGGTAACGGTTACTGCGGAGAATATCGCGAACGCGATTTCGGAATCCTCGCGCATCAAATCGACAACGGCTTTCGCGATGTCTGCCGGTGTTCCGGCGTAATGAACGTAGGAATTGTTTTTGTCGCGGAGAATCACGGCGGCGGCGTGATTGTTGAGGTCGGCTTTCGACCAACGTTCGGCGGTGTCGATGATGTTTTTTGCCGTCATGTCGGCATTATTTGTTTTATTCATTGTCGTTAATATTAAATGCGGTTTTGATTGTTTTGAGCATACCATTGATGTCATCGGGTAATGTTTTACGACCGGCGCGAATGTCATCGATTTCGCGATTCAATTCATCATCGGGCATCGAATCATAACCCATAAGACGGTATTGTAAATAGTTGATTGGTGCGTTCGGTGTAAATGCGTCCGGAACGCGGTTGATGTAACGTTGTTTGAGTTCGTTCGCTTTGCGTTCTTCCTCGGCTTCCCGAGCTTCGGCTTCCGCTTTCTTCCGGTCGTAATATGCACTAATGCGTTCCTCGTTGAACACATCGAGTGATTGCAATATTATCATCGGGTCAACCGCGCCGTAAAAACGACCGTAACGACAACGTTTGAACCGTTGAAAAAACAACATAAACTCGGCGAGGTTATAATGTGGATATGTTTCGACAATCATCGCCGCCGTTTCCTTGATTTGCCGGACGGTCAATTTTTCTTTGCAACCGGCAAATTCCGACAAATCGTTCAGTTGAATTTCTAACCACGATTCGGCGATGTTCCGTCCGTATGCCGCAATCATCGCGCCGATGCGCGGTGCTTTCCCGAAAAACACGCGGTCGATGTCGCGGCAATATTGAATCTGCATCGCCGGGTTGAAATCCGACATCAATCGTTCCGGGGTCGAACCGAAACGCCGGTGCAAATCAATAATTGCCGGAGATGTCCGGTTCGGGGCAGTCGGGAGTTGTGAGTTTGTCGATGATGTGTCGAGCAAATTCCGATTGCCGGTCAATATTTGTGTGATTGATTGCGGTTGTGCCATTGTTTCGGGGTGTTATCGGGTTCACGATGATTTCGGGTAATTCCTCCGTCCAACATTGTTGATTCAACCATGTCGCGAGGTTTTTATAATTCGGGGTGAATTGTCCGGCGGCGATACTTCGTTCGTGCCATTCAATCAACCGTTCGAGAGCCGGGGCGAGCAACGGAATGATTTCACGCCATGTTTTCGGGTTTTTCCGTTTGAAATTGTCGAACTCGGCTTTGAATCCGCGTTTTGTTCCGGGGTATGATTTGCGGAACGCATCGAATTGTTGTTCGAGGTCGGTTTTCGATTTCGGCGTGATGACGGCAACCGGCGGCGGTTCAATCGGGGGCGCATCGGTAATGATGTCGGCGATGTCCGGTTCGGGTTCGACCAAAACAACCGATTGGGTTGTTTTCGGTTGTTTTCGGTTGTTTTCGGTTGATTGTTTCCGGGCGTTGTCGTTGCCTTTCGGTGCGCCGCCGCGCAATCCGTTCGCTCGATTCCGTTCGCACATTCGTTCGTATTTTTCGAGGTCGCGTTTGATTGTCGAACGCATCAACGTTGTAACGGCGCGTGCAATCGTATCGGTCGGCTCGATGCCATCGAACGCGAATCGCATGAGCGCATCATAAACACGCGATTGTTGTTCGGGTTCGAGTTCCCGGATTGATTCCCACCATTGACGGTAGAAAATGAAATTGTCTTTTGCCATGATGATGCGTTGTTTCGGGTGAACCGTGTCGATGCCGGACGCGCCTACATCGACACGGCACGTTTCCGTTTATCGTGCAATTATGAAATCACGGTAAATTTCAATGAACTGCGTTCCGGCGTATTTCGCCAACGCTTCCGTTTTGAAGGCGAGCCGCGCCGCGTCATTCGAGTACGCATCCGATGATGCGTTGCTCGCATACGCATACGCGAGACCGCCATTGGCGTTGGCGTTGTGGCTCGAGCGGCCAACAACACGGCATATTTTTTCACGGACATCATCGTCCATGCGTTCGATTTCCTCGTTTGTGTATAGGACGAACCACGGTGCCCACCGGCGTTCATCTTCGACAAATTCCGGTTCCCAACCCTCGTTGAGCGCGGCAACGATGATGCGCAATTTCATGTATGCGATGATGTCGGTCGCGGTTTCGTTCATCGGGGGATTCTGTTCCTCGGTGATGCGGCGGTATTGATTGACGAGGGCGTGATTGCCGAGGGCGGCAACGGCATCATCGAACGTTTTGATGCGTTCCGTTACCGGGCGATTGTCGGTTGCGTCCGGTTCAACGGCATCGCCGTATAACGTGTGGAGCAACGTTTGAATTTCGGGGTGATTTTCGGCGTTGCGGAACGCGGCTTGTACGTCCGCAATTGTCGGTTGTTTGAGTTGATTGTTATTGTTCATCGTGATGATGTTTAATAGGGTTGTTTGTCAAAATCGATAATCATTTTTTGTGCAGCGATGCACGGTTTGCCGGACACATTCGCGATGCGTTGTTGAAAATCCTTTTGGTCGGCGTTGCGGTCGGATAAGTGCAACAATATCACGTCAACGACATCGGTCATGTCGAGGGTGCGAATCATGCGCTCGACCGTTTTGATTTCCATGTGCGACACGCGCAACCGGTTTCGTTCATTTCCGGCAACGATGCCGGCTTCGATGTTCCGGTCGAGAATGTCATCATCATAATTCGCTTCAATCATTATGTGATGCAATCCGCGAATTGCACACGGTAACGCGATTGTGTCGGTCGCGAACAACGTGCGCCCCATTTCCGGGTGTTCGATGATGTAACCGAAACATTCGCACGCCGTGCCGTCATTATTCGCGTGTGTCATCGGCAACGTGCGCACACGGTATTCACCGAGGACATAACCGCGATTCGGTTCGATGACACGCGAAAACGGCATCGATGCGTTTTCGGCGATGACCTCGCCGGGAGCGAGAATCCGGATTCCGGCACGCGAATATTCGCGAACATATCCGGCATGGTCTCCGTGATGATGACTGACGAGGGCGGCGGTTACGCCGGACAATCGCCAATTCAGCGATTTTTTGATTTCGATAAGCGGCAAACCGCACTCGACAATCAATGATGCACCGGTTGATGATTGCATGATGTAACCGTTGCCCCTTGATGAACTTCCGAGAATGTGCAATTTCATCGTGTCAGTCGTTTCGGGTTAATAGGGGTCGTTTTCGGGTTCGGATTTCGGCGCGGCGGCGGTTGTTTGTGCCGGGGCGGTCGCGTTCCGGATTTCGCCGGTTTCGGTGTCGATTTCCTCGAACTCAACCGAATCATCGTTGTTGAGGTCAATTGCGGCTGTTGTTTCGGCAATTTGCACCGTTTCCTCGCGTGCGGCGAGTGCTTTCGATTCGGCGTTGATGTCGTTCGCGACAACGTTCGACATTTTAATCGACATCGGGCCATATTTCGATATGAGTTTGCGCAGTACGGTTTTCAGCGCCATATCGTTGAAATTGCCGAGCCAACCTACTTGTGTCGATGTCGAACCGTCATTCGCCTTTTTGATGAGGTCGGCAACGGTCACTTTCGGGTTGAACTTGATGCCGGGCGAATATCGTTTCGCGTATGCCGCCATTTCGGCAACACTCATATAAATCATTTTCGTGTAACCGTTGAGCAAACGGAAATACGCGAAATAACCGGCGATTTTGTCCGATGTCGGCGTTCCGGATATGTCAGCTTCACCGGTGAGTTTGTCGTGCGATTTCAATTCACCTTCGAGAACGACATCGGCGTTGAGGATTTTGTATTGCCCGGAACGCATCGCGAGTTGAATATAACCTTTGTAACCCGGAATGAATGTCGGGGTCGGCACTTTGCGTTCAACGATGCGTCCTTCGGCATCGCGTTCTTTGACGGTGTTGTTATACACAACGATGTACGCGAATCCGAGTGCTTTCGCAAGGGGCAAATCGAGGACGGCGGCGCGGAGTGCTTCGGTAACGATTTGATTCGGGTTGCACGTCTGCAATGCCTTATCGCCGTTGTAAAGGTCGATGATTGACGCGATGAACAAATCTTTGTTATCGCGCAACGCATTTTGAAATTGTTGTTGCACCGATTCGGCGTTCAACGTTGCTTTGAGCAACGCGATGCCGGATTGTTTCGCCGGTGCGGTGTTCGGGGTTGTTTGAACTTGATTCTGTGCCATGATTTGCGTTGAATTAAGCGGTTAATGAATTTGAGGGTTTTACGGTGATGTGGTCATCGGTCGATACGATGAGCCGGATTTGTTGCGATATGGTGTCCGGAACGACATTCAACGATTCGGCATTGTCGATGACAATCGGCGCGGTTACGCCCTCGAATTTGCATATTGCGTTGATGATGTCGATTCCGGCGGCGATACGTCCGGCAGCGTTCAACGATGCGTAGGGAACGCCGTTGATTGTCGCTTCGCACGTTTCTTGTTCCTCGCCGTTGATGCGATATTTAATCCACCGGAAACGCACGATGTCGAACATTCCGTTGATGCGTGCATCGATTGTTTCGGATTTCGCTTTGGAAAATTCCGTGATGACATATTCGATGTGTTCGAGTTCGTTGAGTTCATCGTTCAAGGAACGGTATTCCGATTCGAGAACGGCGATGCGGTCGTTGTAACCGGCGATTGCATCACGTTTCGCAAGGCGTGTTTTCAGCGCGTTAAGACGGTTGTCGAGGTCGATGCACGATTTTTTCAGTTCATCGCGGCATGATGTCGAATCCGTTACCGGTTCGGCGATTTTCGCTTCGATGTCTGAGATTTCCCCTTTGATGCGAATGATTTCGGCATCGGCGGCGATAATCGGTTCAACGTCCGGGCGCGTAATGTCATTTTTCGCCGTGCGTTCGGCGTGCAACGCATTGACACGTTTGTTCAGTTCGGCAATTTCGGCGGTTGTCGATTCGATGCGTGCCGTTGTTTCATCGATTTCGGCACGAACACGTTTCCCGGCGGCGAGGTTCGCATCACGTTCGGTTTCGATTGATTTCACGCGGCGTTGTTTCTCGGCGTTGAATCGTTCCGTCATTTCGGTTTGCTTAGATGCGATGTCATCGAGTTCGAGGGGGCGATGACAAGTCGGGCAAACGAAATCGGCATCATCGAACGTCAACGTTTCGGCGTTGATTGCGTCAATACGTCCGTTGAACGAATTATATTCCGCTAACATACGTTTGCGGCGTGCGTTGAGGTCATCAATCACGGCGCGGTCGCGTTCGATTTGTCCGGTTAACCGGGCGATGTTGCGTTGTTCGGTGTCGAGTTCGGAATCGATGCGTTTCAATTCGCGTTCACGGTCGCGGACATCGGTGAGGGCGTTTTCGGTGATTTCATCGCGGCGGCGCGACAACTTAATTTTGAGGTTCGACAATTCCGATGCGAGGTCGATGCGGTGACGTTCGATTTTCTCGGCGGCGGCGTTGACATCGGTCAGTTGTGCGTATATGTCGGCACGTTCGGCGGTGAGGGTTGCGATTTCCGATTCGATTGCCGGGAAATCATCGGTGTCGCGTGCGATGTCGCGTTTTTTTTCATCGATGCGTCCGGGCTTGTCGGCGATTTCCGATTTCACACGCGATTTTTTCGCTCCGATTTCGCGTTTGAGTTCATCGATTGATTTTTTCGTTGTGCCGGTGCCGAGCATTTCGAGCAACATTTCAAATTCCGGATTCCCGGCGGCGATGTCGGCATCGTTGATTTCACCGGCCATGCGCATGAGGTCGGATTTTTGTTTTTCGGATTTTTGCGACACGAAAAATGTCGGCGATGTGATTTTTTTGAACGTATCTTCATCGCATATTTCGGCGATTTTCGCGGTGAACTCCTTTTCGTTGCACGGAACATCGTTGAACAAACGTTCGACTTGATTTCCGGTGAATGTCGGTTCGCCGTTGCGTTTCGGCCATTTTTCGACCAACCGGCGGCACAACGTGATGTCCTCGCCGTCAACGTTGATGATTGCCGATACTTCGTGCGGCAAACGGTAAATGATTTTGCCGTCAACATCGAGCGTTTTGAGGTCAAATTCGGTGCGGTTCTGCGAATCCTTTCCGAACAACAACCATGTGAACGCATCGAACACGGTCGTTTTTCCGGTGCCATTGCGTCCGGCGATGTCGGTCGCGTGTGCATCGAAATCAATCGCGAGGTCTGCAACGCCCTTGAAATTAAGCAAATGCAGATGTTTGATGATGATTGTTTTCATTTGTGTTGAAATTATATTGTTATTTACGTTTGCGATTTCTTGCGCATCGCGTTACACCTTGCGCGGTGATTTCATCATCGGTGGGAATCCGGTGTGTTGTCAACCAATCTTCGATTTCCGATTTTTTGAAATACAATTTGCCGTTCGCGCCTTTGTAATGCGGAATTTTGCGGTCATTCGCGATGTGTCGAACCCGGTCGGCGGTGATGTTCAGCATCACGGCGAGGTCATCGACATCAAGCACATTTTTCGCGTGCATACGTTGAATGGCGAGTGATTGCGCGTAATATTCTTCTTTGCTCATGTCGTGCGGTGTTTGTTGAGTGATGCGCGGAACACGCGATATTCATCGATGCTTGCACGCCAAAAATTCACATATCCGTTGATGACCCATGCAACGAAACATAACGTGATGAACCATTGCCCGGCGATGATTGCCCGGATTCCGTAAAACACACCGAGAAGAATCACGATAACCGAAAACACACATTGTCCGGTGTAAAATATCCATTTAATCGTTTTCATCGTTGTCGGCATTTTTGACGTTCGGGAATAATGATTCTATGTCAACGCCGAAATGTTCGGCGATTTGACGTTGCTTAATGCGTTCCGGAACTTGTGTGCCGTTACGCCATGCACGGACGGTGTTCGGCGAACTATCCGTGATTCGGGCAACCTCGTTCACGAATGTTTGAACCGGGGTCGGTTTTTCGCGATGCTCGATGTAGAGGTCGCGAAACGAAATTTTGCGTGTTGATGATGTCGTTGTCATATTTCGAGGTGTTGATGTCAATTTAATTGGAATCGGGTTACTACATCGCAATGTTCGATTGTGTTGTGTCGTTCTGATTCGCCGGTCAAAATCAATGATGCGATGCAATCATTATCGACATAAATTCCGGATTTGCCGCCCCACGAATTTGTTCCGGCGAATTTCACGGAATTTGTGAGTTGTTCGGCATCTTCAACCGTGATTGTCATTGATGAACCGTTCCATGAATCGTATGTGTGCAATTTACGTCCGGCGGTTGCGGCGATTATCGATTTGAGGTTGTATGTTGTTTCCATATCGGTCGGTGTTGTGGGGGCGGGGGGGGGGGGTGGGCGGGCCCCGCGCGGGGGTGGTTTTTTTTTTTTTTTTTTTTTTTTTTTTTTGTTTGGGGGGGGGGGGGGGGGGGGGGGGGGGGTTGCCCCCCGGCCCCCGGTTGATGATTCGTGTTATTTGTTGATGATGAAATCTTCGATGTCGGCGTAAATGCCCCACGCGGATTGATTCACGTTGATTCCGGCGGTCGCGAGTATGTCGGCGTATTCATCGGGCATCAATGCCGGATACCAACGGCGGTTACAAGCTTCCTTGACATAATCGAGGACACATTCGAGGTTCGATTTGAGTTCGCGCAACGCATTTGCGGCGGCGGTTTCAGCTTTGCGGCGTGCGATGAACGTGCGGTTGTTGCGTTTCCACTGACGGCAGAAAGCATCTTTGTCGAGGTCGCACATCATGTAGGCGGCTTCGATGTGTTCATATTCCGCCGGTGTTACGGTGATGTTGACGCGGTTTTGAAATTCGATGATGTTCATATTGCGTTATTTTTTGCGGTTCGGTGATGTTTATTAGTCACTTATTTTGTAAATTTGCACAATCGTTTCGGCGATGCGGTCAATCACGTTCCCGATTGCGATGCAAAATTAAACAAAACATTTGTACCCTCCAAACAAATCGTTTGGAAAGTGAGTGTTAAAAAAGGTTAACGAATAACGCTTATAACGTTTATGATTGAAAATCAACGCTTTAAGGACGTGTTCATTTATCTCCGTGAAAACAAGCACGTTCGCAATCAACAAGACTTCACCGAGCGCATCGGCTCGGACAAATCAACCGTGTCGCAAATAATGAATGACCGCATCGCGATTCCAAACCATTTGTTTGCAAATGTCGGCAAAGCGTTTCCGTTCATCGATGATGAGTGGATTCGCTCCGGACACGGCACAATGCTCAAATCGACATTCACGCAACAAATCTACGGCGGCGAGGGAATCACCCAAACCGGCAACGTGTGTGAATCCGAATCCGGCGCATTGATTCTCGCATTGACGGAAATCACGGAAATGCGCAAGTTGTTGGCTGACGCGCTACAAGCGAATCAACGCACCAACGACCGATTGTTAACATTGCTCGAAAACATTCACAACAAAACGCTATAATGACCGAATCATCACTTGATAGGCACCGCCGGACGGAGTTTGACGGTGCAAGGTGGGAAACAGACTACCAACGAATAAATCAATCGTACCGCGCCGGATATGATGCCGAGGATTCCGGCGATAATGATGCCGCCGTTGAACATTACGCCGCCGCAATCACGACCGGCGAACAAATCGGCGATTCAATGTTTCACGCATACCGGCACGCATACGAACGCATCATCGCATTGTTGCGCCGGACACCGGACGTTGAAACCCTCGAACGATATTGCCGGACGTATATCGCGCACCCGGTCGATGAATCAACCCGAACCCGAATCAATCAAATCATCGAATCGATATGAAACGAATCATGTTTGCGGCGGTTATTTTCGCCGCGATGATGTGCGGTTGCGCATCTGATACCGAAAAACCGGCGGTCGTGCAATACGTCAACGACCTCGTTATGAAATTTCCGAACTATCGGTCAAATGAAATCGCGAGAACGGCATTATTGGATTCAATCGCGAATCATGTTCGCCCGGTAGGACAATCACCGGTTGACATTGCCGGTGTCGATTTCAAATTTGCAAAATTGGTCGATAACCCTCAAACCGGAGCGAAAACGGCGGTGTTCACATCGACCGGTTGCACGTCCGACATTGAAAACCCGAACGGCAATCCGAAATATTTGATGACCGACATCAATATTCGCGTTGTCGGCACGGTCGATGATGCAACCGCCGCAAAACTTGACAATAACAACGTGTATCGCATTGACGGCAAATTGCACGCATGGGATGCCGCCGATGTGTTCGGCGTTACACATTCAATCGGCAATGCGGTTGATTTCGGCACATACATTCTCGATGATATGACGATAAATCCGGCAAAATCAAAATAACCGAAACAACCCACTCGGTTAATTTCGGTTGAATAAACAACCCAAAACAACCCACGCGAACCCAAAACAACCCGATATATGATATATGATATATGAATATATAATATTATCAAAATTAAAATTTTGATTGTTTGTTTTCCGCGTATGTGCGTGCGCGTGCGCGAGGAATGAAAATCAATAAACAATAATCGACATGAAATCGAACAACGAAAAACCGGCAACGCTCGACCTCGTTTTGAAGGTGTGTTGGTACGAAATGATTGAATCCGGCGAAAAACGCGAGGAATACCGCAAAATCGGCGCGTATTGGTCGAAACGGTTAATTGCATCACCGGACGCAACAAAACGCGACAGCGGCGTTCCTGCGCGTGAATACGGCGATTTTACGATTAACTCCGGCGCGGCATTTCGCGATTTCGCGTTTGTCAGGTTTCATCGCGCTTATACATCAACAACAATGACGTTTGCCGTTGACGGCATTGAAATTGGCGAGGGCAACCCGGAATGGGGCGCGATTCCGGGTGTGAAATATTTCGTCATCAAAATTGGAAATCGAATCAAATGAGCAAAACTCGAAAATACAATGCCGACACGTTCGCGATAATGGATAGATATTTCATTGCGGTCGAAGCGTGCGTAAAAGCAAAATTATTGCGGAATTTAACCGCGTATTGCGCCGACACCGGAATCGAGAAAAATCATTTTTACATTCAACGAAAAGACCGCACGCGAGGTTATTTCGAGGTCGGTTGGATAACGCCGTTGATTCGTGATTGCGGAATTTCGGCGAATTGGATATTAACCGGGGTCGGAACGATGTTTGCATGATGAGAACGGTTTCGGCACGGAAAACACCCGGTTTCGCGGATTTTTCGCGGAATCGGGAACGTTTTTCGCGGAATTGAGAACGGTTTCCGTGAAATATACACGGCACGCCATCGGCAACCGGAATCCGGCGGTCGAGGGCGTTATCGTAATTTATCGCAACATATCGCAAATTGCGATATTCGTTTGCAGTTTTTATTTGCGCCGGGAATCATTGCAAACGGCAAACGGCTGAT